GTTTGCGGCTTGCCCCATGATGTGCGTTGCAATCCACCGGAATGAATAGCCCGCTTCAGGGGTAGGATCTGGCAAGGAACTCGGCGGCACGTAAACAGACCGAGCAGTTTTTTCGCGCGACGCTAAATCGCGGGGGGTACGAACGTTAGTTTCAGCCATTTGCATTCTCCAGTTTAACCAATTGATCAGCGTATTGTTTCGGTGTTAAGCCAAACTTCTTAGCCAACGCGACTTGCGTGGTAGTCAGCCTGACCTGCCTTGTGCCTGACGAGCGTGTCGCGGGCGCAACAACTGCCGATTGTTTTCTGGAGGTTGACCCCCCAAATATTTCAGGGAAGGTCTTATGCAGGCGTGAATCTATTGCCTGAAAGTACTCATCGCTTCGCGGGTCAGTACCCGAACCGACTAGCTTTTGATGCAGCCCTAGTGCGTAGCTGGTAACTTCCTCATACCCCTGTGCTCCAAACCACTGGTTTTTTGCCTGCCAGCGCAGCGTCTTTTCATCCGGTTGGACCGCTTGGGGAGCGGATACTTGTCTTTGTACAGCGTTTTCCTGTTGTTGTAAAGGGGTTGGCCTAAAGTTTTTGATCGACTCCAATTTTAGTTTGGCTTCGGTCAATGCTTCTTGTGCCGCAATTATGGCGTCTGTATCAAACGCTTCTTGCGCTTCCTTGTATTGGCGACGTACTGCGGCCAGCTCCGCCTCAGCCGCAGCTTTAGCAGTGGCGACGTACTGCACTGTTCCGTCATCAACGTACTGCTTAAGGTTTCTGTTTTCTTCCAGCAACTGCTGAGCAAAGCGCTCAAGCTCCTGCTTCTCCCGCAGCGTGGCTTCTTTGGCACGGCGTTCATCGTGACGCGCATGCGTCAACTCTTTGATGCGGCCCTTTACCTTGTCCGAGTATGACTCAATCTCGTCTTCAGTGGGGTCTTCAACTTCCCGTTCCAGCGGCTTTCGGCCCCTGTCTTGTTCGGGCGTGTCGTCAATGATTTCGACTTCAATGTCTTCATCATTTGGTTTAATAGCCTCTACGCTATTACTTTCGTCGGGGAACTTGTAATCTTCCATGTGTTACCTCGTTAAGCGCGGCTGATGCCACGGGGGTCTTCGACAACAGCCTCAACCTGATCGTCATTGATCAGACGGAATTCGCGGCCAAAGATTTTCAAGCGCGTACCGGAATAGGTACGTACCAAAACAAAGTCGCCCTCTTTACACCAAGCACCGGAAGCAAACTTTGCGGTGTCCTTGTATGCGTCAGGTCCGAGCTTTACTACAAAAAGCACCGTTGTTGCGTGCTCTTCCTGCCGGATAAACGCATCAGGCTTAACGATTTCCGTGCCTTCAAACGTGTCATCCATTTCAGGAATGGCGCAAAGAATCTTCCAACCGGAGGGGGCTGGGACTGTCTTTGCTTTTTGCTCAGGTGTAAGTTCATCGGTCATTGGCTTCGTCCACTTTTTTAGCAAGGTCGATAATGTGACGCTCTGCAATGCCTAGACCTTGAATAACACCACAGAGTTTTCGATACTCCTCAAACGACCGACACACGCCGTTAGCCAAATCATCAGCGTAGTTGTTCATATCGTCGCGGATCTTTTCGCGCAGTACGCGCGCAAATTCATGAATCATTCTTTATTCTCCGGCTTGTTTTGGGCTGCGCGTGCTTGGCGCTCTTGCGCCTCTACTTGTGCCTTATGCTTGGCGATGTCTGCGCCGATGCGCAACCCGTCCGTCTCATGCTGAGCCTCTTGCTTAGCTTTGCTCTCTTGGATCTGCGCACCGATCTTCATCCCCGCAAGCTCCATGTCGTTAGCCAGCTTCTCTTTATCCAACTCTAAGCGCGCTTGATCCAATGCCGTTCTACCCATCTGCGCTTGGGCTTGTGCTTGCGCCGCCTGCGCCTGTGCTTGGGCCTGCTGCATCTTTAGCTGCATGTCCTGTTGTTTTAGCTGTGCATCAAGCTGCGCTTTCTGCGCCTCAAGCTGTAACCGAGTCTGGGACTCCTGCTGGCGCATCTGCAATTCCTGCTGCTTCATCTGCAATTCTTGCATCTGCATCTGGATCAGTGGATCTTGCTGTTGTTGCTGTGCCTGCTTCTGCGCAGCTTCGCCTTGGTTCTTCTGGAGCACTTGGTTGGCCGCTTGAGCCAACAAATTAGATAGCGCGTATTCAGCTTCGGGTGGGAGGTCACTGTCGTATTTAGGCAACCCAGCACCCATCTGCTGCTCGATCTGCTCCCGATACGCAAACCCAATGTGCTCGGCAATATGTGCCGCTAGCGCTGCCTGCATCTTCGGTGCGTTCGGACTCTGCCCAATTAACTCCATGACAGTCGGGTCCTTAGCCATCGACATGTGTACCTGAATATGCGACTTGTGGTCTTGGTACATAAACGCCTTGACCGGCTCCATCTTCAACATGTTCATGTTCTCTGACACCGGATCGCGCGGCTTCATGTCATCTGGCAGCGGCACCAACTTGTCGGCATGCTTAACACCCAGAATCTCCAACATCTGTCGATGTAACTGCGGCAGGTCGTAAATGTCCGGCGCCATCTGCGCCATCTGAATAACAGCCTGATACTGCACAACCCGCTGGCTCAACGTAGCCGCGTTAGGGTCACTAACCGGGATAATGTCTAAATGATTGTAATCAGACCTTTTCGCTCTGCGCGGCCCCTCTTCTGGGTCATAGTCGTACTCGTCATCAGTTTCGTCCCGAACAATCTGCGCAAGCAGGCGCAGTTCTTGCTTAAAGCTGTAGTGCAGGCGCGCCTGTACCGCCGTCATTACCTTGAGTTGGCGCTCCAAGATAGCAAGCGTAGTCCCAACGGGGGCTTGGCTCGACATGTCACTAACCTGCATATCTGCTGTGGCTGCGAACCGCCGCCCCTCGTCCACAATCGTGGACAGCAACTGATACAGGACGTTTGATGGTTCTTTATATGGCAGCGGCAGGATGTTGTCGCGCAGCGCCCCCGAACCAATATCTACATCTCGCCACTCCCCCGGCGCAATCGGAGTGTCATCGCCCTTAATTCTCAACCCACGGGACTTCAAACCGCCCGGTAGATTCGAGAGAGTTCCCGCGTCCACAAGCTGACGCATGATGCTAGTAGCCGACTTGGCAAACCCACCAATTAAGTGAAATAAACCAAAGCCGTACGCACCAAAGCCGGGAATGTAGTCGTACTTAACAAAGTGTTGGCGCTTCAGACAGAACGTATCGTCTTCTTTCCAATTGCGCCGCACAGCCAGTACGTCATTCGTTCCCTTAACAATCGTAATCACATACGGACGCGCAATACCGGTTTCTTCCCCTTCAGCGTTCTTGTCTTCAAACCCGGCAATATCCAGATCCGCGTGGATTTCGTACAACGTGTAGCGGTCGTCATTCAGATCACTAAACCCAGTCTCTTTGTCTTTGGCTTTCTGGATGTCAGTCTGTTCACGGTTCGGGTCGGGCAACTCAATATCGCGGTAAAACCCAGCCTGTTGCAGACGCACAATCTCTTGCTCAGTCTTGCGCATAACGTGCGTAACCCGATAGCACGTATCCAGATCTGTGGCCCCATACGGCAGAATAATGTCCTCTGCCGGTACAAACATTGATACCGGGCGATCAAGCGACGGATCAAAATAGACCTTCTTGAAAGCCGAGCCGGTTGCCGGTAAACTCCACAGCATGCGTTCATGCTCAGGTCTAAACTCGCGCATCACTTCCGTAAGCTCGTAGTTCAAGTCGTGTTCAACACGCTTAGCGGCTTCTTTTTTCTCCGGCGTCTCTTTCCCAAGGATCTTGGTGCGCACCGGACCCTGCGCTGGGAACGATTCTGTGATAGCTTCTGACTGGAACCGCACAACGGCTTCTGTAATCATGGGGTGGAACACGCCACAAGCACCGTTCCACGGCTCCGTGCGCTCTTCATACTGGAGACCCAAGAGTTTTAAGCCCTCTTTGTAGGACTTCTCCCAGTCTTTACGCGAAGCGCGGTCGTTATCCACGGCTTCAGCTAGCTCCCCCGCCAACATATCCAAGTCGTCCGCATCAATATCGTCGGCAAGGTTGGCGTGAAAGTCGGACTCTTCACCGTCTGGCTGAATACTAATTTCTAGTGGGCCAGCTTTGATGTTGACCGCTTCTGGGTCAATGATCTCAATCTCAATAGGTTCTTCCTGCGCAGCCAGCGTATCAATGCCCTGCGGCGCGCGATAAAGTGCTTTGTCAATATTAGTAGCCATTGTTTACCTTAGTAATGCGTTACTTACTTTTTGTCTGTGTTAAACCGCGCTGGCCGTTTTAAGCCAATCCGCCACGCGTTGGATTTGTTCCGCAGTAGCGTTCTGTTTTATCGTGTTTGCTCTCATAGAAATTACCGCGACGTTACCCAAAACGTACCCAAGTTCTGGCCTTATACGGTCTAGCGACGGACTTTCGGGAACTATGCGTCCGTTACCCACAAAATCAAACGCTGTGTCAAAGACGGGGCACGTACCCCCCGCTAATATGTAAATGTCTTCTGTTGTTATTGCAAACGGTACGTTTTTTAAGGCCGCTCTTTTTCTTGCGTTTTGGAAGGTGTTTGTTGCCCAGTATCTTTTTGGGTCTTTGCTTCGTTGTTTAAGCTGTGTACGCCGCGCTTTTTCTGGGTTTGCTTTTGCCCAAGCCTTGTTTTTTTCAGCATGCTGTTCCGCGTTGTGTTTTTTCCACTCTGCCGCCTTAGCTAACTTGCATTCGTAACAACTACGGTCCGATACGTCGCGCATACATATGTGTCCGTGTTTACACGGCACTCCAGTAAAGTACTGTTTTGCCCCAGCAGCTTTTGCTGCTGACCACTTAATAATAGGCTGCAAGCCTGCGTCTGAATATTGTTGGTTCATCTCTTTCATCTTTGTCCGTACCGATCAAACCGCCCTGCCTAAAACGCATGAGCGCCAACGACGTGCAGTCTACGTAATCGTCATGCTCTCCCACGGGAAAAACAGCGAGTTCTTCTATAACTTCCCGCGCCCACCGAGTGTCTGGCGCCCAAACTCGCCCAGAAGCAAAAATATCCGCAATTGCATTTAGACGCACAATCTTATCGTTGCCCCTGCTAGGGGAAAATTCGTCTACTGGTATCCCCATCTTCCGCAGCTCTTGTATAAGCGGTGCGCCGGCGGCTTTTTTCTCCACAATCAGCATGTCGGGGTTCCACTCTTTGTAGTGTTTAAGTGCAACCTCTTTAAGTTCTGGAAACTCCATCCTATCTTTAAATGCGTCCAGCAGTATTAAGTGTGGGGTGTTGTCCTCTTCCTCGTTGTAGAACACTCCCCATGTTGTACATGCTGAATAGTCTGCTGATTTCTTAGCTTCAAACGCAGTATCCCAAGTTTGCAGCACAATGTCAACCTGCGGCGGTTCGTCCGCCGTCCAAATCCTCCAATATTTTCGGCTAACAATTGCGCCAGTCTCGGCTGTGGGCTGCTGCATGTACTGCGCATTCCAGAACCGGGGGTCCATGTTGGCTTTTTTGCTTTTTAGCTGGTCAAGCGGCCACTGTTCGGGCCATAAAGACTTTTCCTGCTCCGTATCTTCGTTCAGGATCGCCGGAAGCTCGACAATTTCCCACTGATCGGCGTTGGGATTCTTGGTTTGGTAGTCGATTAAGCGCCCAGTCAGGTCAATAAGTGACCATCTAGTCATAATTACGATGATTGCGCCACCCGGCATCAGACGTTGGAGCGGCCCCTGCTGAAACCAGTTCCACGCAGTATCAAAAGCAAGCCTAGAATTAGCGCGAACGTCCTGCTCTGAGTGCGGATCGTCAATAACAAACAAATCGGCACCCCGGCCCGCTAGCGCGCCTCCTACGCCTGCGGCGTAGTACTGGCCTCCCGCAGTAGTGGACCACTTCCCAGCGGCCTTCTGATCGTCTGCTACGCCCGTTTGGGGGAAGATCTCAGCGTACTCCTCGGAAGAGATCAAGTTTCGGATGCGCCGCCCGAAGTCTTCTGACAAACCCGCAGTGTGCGTACCCATGATGATCTTCTTCTCGGGGTACTTACCCAAAAAGTAAGCAGGGAATAGATAGGACGAGAACTCAGACTTGCCCATACGCGGCGCGATATTAATAATCACCCGCTTTTTATCCCCGGCAAGAACTGCCTCGAAAATTTTTGCCAGCTTCTTGTGGTGGGCGCCTACCTTGAAGCCCGGATACACCGCAGTAGCGAACCCCAGCATGGAAGTTTTTGCCGCCCCTAAGCGCGCGCGGTGCTCACGAACCTGTAGATCTTCAAATAGCTCCATCTTGTCCGCAGTGGACATGTGGGGCAGCGCCCGTTGCAGAGCCTGAAGCTCTGCTTTACTAAGCGTCGTGAAATTGTTGGGGTTCATGTACGTCTACAACATCAACAACCTGCATAAAGCGATTGAGCTTTTCTTTAATGCGCGTCTCCAATTCGGAGTCCGACATTTC